GCTCCGCTTCGTAGGTTGAATCTTTGGGAATTTTCATCGATTCCAGCTTGGTGGCAATATTAATCTGAATCGCGTTTTGTTGGTTGACGCCTTCAGAGAAGTTGATGGCGGCAGCTTCGGCTAGTTGCTTGATGTTTCTCATCATGCCAAGAGCCTCCATGCCGTCGAGGTCTTGCGCGGCATCAGCGGCTTTGACCAATACCTTTCCAGTCAGAAACTTGATTGACTTCTTCATGGTCTCCAATGAAGCCGTAATTTCCGACATCAAAGTAGGAACACCATCATCCTCCCAAGGGGCGGGGGCCGATTCATTGACCAAGCGTTCCCTGCACTGGAACCAACGCTGGGTATCCCGCCATCCACAAACCGTGGACTCGCTGACCTTTAGTTCCTCGGCAATATCCCGAAGGGTCCGCCCCGAACAATACATGGAAAATCCTTTGATACATTCAAGCCTCCGCTTCTTGTCCATCTCCTCCATCTTGGCAGGAGGAACTACTAGGGCTACAGGACGTTCTTTGTCCCAAGGATACAGGTTCTCCGCTTCGGGATTTTCCTGCCAGACCTTCACATAATCATCCCACTTCTCGCTATAAATAAGCTTCTCAAGAGTGGGCTTGTGTTTGGTGTCCAAAGCTTTCATCACCTCTGGCATACTTCTGCCAGCGGCGTAGAGCCGAAATGCATCCTGTTTTTTAAGACGGTTTTCGGGGCTGTCCCAATCTCGTTCTGCGGCCTTGCGCTTTTTTTCCATTCAGATTAGTGTAGTATAAATTTCATAAATGGCAACAGTTGATCAAGGGATAGAGAAATACGGGAGGCTATGGTTGCCCAAAGACAAGCAGGCCATCACCCCGATCCGTATTGAGATGGACGCTTTTCTCATGGGGCTGACTCCCGAAGAGGGAGGGCTCGGAAAGGCCCGCCACTACCGAAACATCGTCTCTGCCATCTGGCCAACCTTCCAGTGGCATAGGTGGGCGGAACTCAGCGCACAGGCATTCTGCAACCAGATCTACGAGGTGGACGAGACCACGGGCAACCGATTTGTCCGAAGTGTCACTGGCCTTGCTGGCGGCACGGACTCTGGCAAGTCCTACGGGATGGCGGCATTTGCGCTAGTCAACTGGTTCTGCGACCCGATCAATACGATGTGCATTGTGGTCTCTACATCCAAAATAGATGCCAAGCAGCGTATCTGGGCGGCACTGGTCAAGATGTATCGCGAAGCCCGAAACATGGGACTGGCCTCTGGCCGACTCATTGAGTCCATGGACATCATCAAGCTCTCGGACGAAGAGGGAGCGGTGATCGACCCCGAAACAGGGGTAAGCGATGCCTCATCGATCATGCTCCTAGCGGCTGGCGACGAATACAAAGATGACGCGCAAAAGCGACTTCAGGGTAAAAAGAATCGTCGTATCGTGTTGATAATAGACGAGTTACAAGACTGTTCGGCTTCCGTAATTAACGAAGCGGTATGGGGGTTTAAAGGAGCGCAAGAACTCTATATTGTAGGCGCGGGTAACCCGTCCTCCATCTTCGATCCCCACGGGAAGTTTTGCGAACCCATCAAGGGATGGATGAGCGTGGATGAGGAAACTCCGAACTGGAAGATACGGGTAGCGGGAATTGAAGGTGTTTGTATTCGATTTGACTCTGAAAAAGACAACCCAAACCAGCAGTCCTTCGATGCGGGCAAGGGACTGCGCTATCCATTCCTTCCCAAGCCCAACGATGTGGCGTTAGCCAAAAAGGAACTCGGAGAGCTAAACCCACAGTATTGGAGGAAGTTTCGGGGCTTCTGGCCTCCAGCAGACGCCGATGACTCCACGATTGTCTCAGACATCCTGCTGGCCCGCCATGGGGCGCTAGACAAGCCGATCTGGGATGGAACCCCGAAAGATCTTGCAGGAATCGACCCCAGCTACACAGAGGGCGGTGACCGATTTGTCTTCACCCACCTCAAGTATGGGAGGCTGATCAGCGGCAAGTGGGCGATAGCTGTCGAGAAACAGTATGTCCTCAACCGAAGAGCGGGATCTCAAGAGGACTTCCAATACGAGATGATCCAGCAAATCCACGACCTCTCTCTCAAATTAGGAATCCCGAATCAATGGATGGGGGTGGATGCCTCGGCGGGTGGTATCTTCTGGTCAATCGGAGAGAGGGAACTTCTAAAGGGTTGGCATGCAGTGAGTTTTGCAGGAGCGGCTTCAGACCTTCCCGTCAGTGCCCAATACGCCATGAGAAACGAGGTCACAGGAAAACCCCAAGTCGGCAAGGAATTGTTCCACAACATGGCCAGCGAACTCTGCTTTGCCGCCCGTTACTTCCTAGAATGTGAACAACTCAAGGGCATTAGTCCCGATCTGGCTTGGGAAATGACGCAGAGAAAGTATGTGCGCCGAACCCGAAAGATCATCATTGAGTCCAAGACCGACATGAAGAAGCGTATCGGCAAGTCCCCCGACTTATTCGACTCATTCGCAGTGGGATTGTTTGTGGCTCGCAAAGTATTCGGAGCCATGGCGGGATCGGAAGCTATAGAAGAAAAGAAAAGGGTTAATAAAGAAACCTTCAAGAAACTTAAACAAGCCTTGACTCTAAGGAAGAATTGGTAGATTCTATTTGCCATTTATGGCTCAACTACCGATTGCGGAAGCGGACATCTGTATTTTTCAAGGTGCCACCCTTAATCAGACTCTGTTCTATGAAACGGGCGATCCTTCGACTCCCGTCAATCTTGCTGGTCAAACGGCCAAGATGCACATTCGGTCAAAGCCCGAATCCAAAGCCATAATCCTTGAATTGTCTACAACCAATGGTAGAATCATATTGAATGAATCTACGGGATCTATTAGACTCTTTATTTCGGCTACTGACACGGCGAACCTATCGGTCTGTGACAAAGCCGTATATGACCTTGAGCTATACAACGGGTCCATCACAACCCGAATCCTGCAAGGCAATGTTATCATTTCACCAGAGGTTACCCGTTAAATGAGCAAGATCTGTATCCCCATCCCATCCAGTAGTGTTATTGGAGTCTCCACTGCTGTAGCCTCCACCCCCAGCATCAACATCATGCGTGTTGAGCCATCTATCACTGGCTTGACTGGCGGCGGTGTCAACAACCTTGACGGCCTTATCACCGTCTCTGGCAGCTATGCAGTCGGCATCTGCATTTTTTTGGTAATTGGTGGAATTCCAGCCATTTATCAATTGGTTAATGGTGTGGCCGTAGAAACACCGCCATCAATTATTTTGCCAAACGATTACGATGGTGTAACCAACACCAAACATTGGATACAAAGAATGTAATGAAATATCTTCTCTCACTTATTATCGGTGGAGCCTTGGTTGTTTCGGGCTTCGGACAAACCCGAAATGTTCTGGTCGGAACTAACAATGCCGTAGTTCAGCCCACCAACTTCTGGAGTGCTGATGCCGTCAATGCTCGTTCTGGTCTTGGGCTCGGCACCGCAGCCACAAATCCCGCATCCGCATTTCAGCCTTCTTCTTTGGTGCTTTCCAACTTAGCCTCAAGCAATGCGGTAAATCTTACCAACCTCCGCGCCACAAACGTTGTCGGAACATTGAGCATTACTCAAGGTGGTACTGGTTCAACCAATGCCGCAGATGCCAGAACGGCCTTCGGACTTGGAACTGCCGCCACCAACCCAGCATCTGCATTCCAACCATCTTCGGCAGTATTGAGCAATCTTGCTGCTGGTAGTGGTATTGCCATCACCAACATCGCTGCATCCAACATTGTTGGAGCGGTTGCTATTGTTAATGGCGGAACAGGTGCGACCAACGCCGAAACCGCCAGAACTAATCTTGGGCTTGGTGCCACCAACAAGGTTGCCTTCGACACTGTTGCGGCCAAGGAGAGCACTGGTTTTTCTTCTGCAACCCTCAACGGAATTCAGTGGCAGAGCATGTATCCGTCCAGCAATGGGCTGATCGGTCTTTATGGATCGGACGCCGAAGGCACAACCACTTTCGGTATCAATATCGGGACAATGAGCGGAACAACTGTTGAAGTCGCACTTTTCAATACAAATAGAATTACATTCTATGAGCCTCTTGAATTTAACAACACCACCAATGCTGCAACTACGAGAACAAATCTTGGATTGGGCTTGGCCAGTTCCGTTGCGTTTTCAAATCTAGCGTTGTCCAATGGTGCGGCAACCAATCTTGCTGTCCGCCTCGGATCTACAAACCGTGGGTTTTATGCTACAGCGGGGCCAGAAAGAATTGTCACAGTTGTTGGTGGAATTGATGCGCTTCAAGTTTTTTCAAGCTCTGTTGAGACGGCAGCAGGAATAGCTTTAAGCGTAAGCGGGGTCGGTTCTTTTGGAACAAACGTCCAAATTGGCGGGCCTCTTTCTTTTTCTGGAACTAACGCCGCTGGTAATGCTACTGCAACCAGAACGAATCTCGGCCTCGGTTGGCCTGCGCTTACAAATAGCAATGCTGGAACTGGTCTTGTCTCGGTGGATACCAACGGACAGGTGGTAAGCCCGACCAACTTTTGGCAACAGGCTCCGATTGCGACAACGGTTGCTTTTTCTGCTCCAACCACAAATTCTACAAATACGGCGACAAATTCCCGAAACCTGATTATCCAGAGCCTTTCATCCAACATCAACAACACAACCAATACGTTGCTATTGCCAACCAACATCTCCACGTTCAATGGAGATACGGCAGTGGTAATTCATGCTGGCGGATCTGGATCGGCAACCGCAATCCGTCAAGCTGGACAGACATCGAATCTGATTGTCCTAACAAACTTTGATCATGCTTTAAGATTTCTTTACTTCAACAATACATGGGACTTCTACCACAACTTGGCCTATGTAGAGCCCATCTACTTTTCTGGAACCAATGCAGCAGCACTTGCGGCGGCAAGCAGAACTAATTTGGGGCTTGGACAGGGTGACAGCGTGGTGTTTGATGAGGTGTTTAGTCCAGCATTTGAGGCAGTCAGTGGATCAGGTTGGTCGCGACTTGTGGGCTCTGGTCTTGAATTTGAAACATCGGTTCAAGCGGCATTTTCTCGTACCAACCTCGGTATTCCACTCCCAGCCCTCACCAATACCAATAATGCCAACTTCCAAGCAGCAGTGTTTGCCACGAATTCCAACCCGACAAATGCGGGAAATTTTAACAACCATGTTGCTTGGATGGAGGTTACCGTACAAACCAATGGAAGCAATGTCAGCTTCCGTGTTCCACTGTATAAATGACCAACTACTGGAGACTTGAGAGAGATATCGAAATCGTCCAAGGAAAGACATGGACGGCGAAGTTTCGTTATCTGACCAAGTCCTGTAAGGGTAAGTCGAACATCCCAGTCAATCTTACGGGTTACGGGGCCAACATGGTGATTCGGGAGTGCGCCAAGGATAGTGCTACCCTGCTCACATTGACCTCTGGAAGCGGGATTACGCTCGGCGGTAGCGCGGGCACCATCGAAATCGAAATCACCGCCACACAGGCCGCGAACCTCACCGCAGGCGACAACGTCTACGAAATTGAAATCTACCAAGGCTACACCTACATTGCCTTCGCAACTGGCAAGGCCAAGGTTTATCAGGAGATTGCCCGATGAGCCAAGAGGTCATTGAGATCACAGAGAGAGAGATTGAGGTAATTGAGGTTATTGAGAAGGGGCTAATCGGCCTTACGGGCCCGCAAGCCAACATCAACTACACGGTAGTCACCGCCAACCAGACTCTTACCAACTCGCAGAACATCGCTGCTGATACATCTGGCGGTAGCTTTACTCTGACCCTGCCCGCAAGTCCGAATGCGGGAGACTCCATCGATATCTTCGACTACGCCAACACATTCGACACCAATCCGCTGACCATTGCCCGAAACGGACAGAATATCGAATCACTGGCCGAAAACCTCACAGCCAATGTCGAAGGAGCCTACTTTACTCTAATCTATACGGGAGTAACCCGTGGATGGCAGATCCTCCCCCGTTACGGAGTAAGCGGGATTGAAGATGTTCTCTCGGCACAGGGTGATCTTCTTTATCGCGGGGCGTCTTCGGAAACTCGACTCCCCATCGGCACAGCAGGACAGGTGCTTAAAGTAAACAGCGGAGCAACAGCCCCCGAATGGGGAACTGTCTCCACAGCACCCAGCGGTCCCGCAGGCGGAGATCTCACGGGAACCTATCCCAATCCCACTTTAACTACTTCGGGGGTTGTTGCTGGAACCTACACTAAGGTCACCGTTGATGCCAAAGGACGGGCAACCGTTGGGGCTTCCGCGACAAAATCAGATGTTGGACTTGGCAATGTGGACAATACATCGGATGCCAACAAGCCCGTATCCACAGCAACCCAGACCGCACTAAACCTTAAAGCCAATCTGGATTCCCCCGCTCTCACAGGAACCCCGACAGCCCCGACAGCGTCTGCTGGAACTAATACCACTCAGGTTGCCACTACCGCATTTACGCTGGCAAATCGCGGAGACCGATACCTGACAACCAGCACATCGTCTCATTCTATCACCACTGGCTCCAAGACATTCACAGTCCAGTCGGGACTCAGCTACACCCCGACACAGGATGTTACCATTGTCTACGATGCAGCCCGACACATGCACGCTTTTGTTACCAGCTACTCTGGGACAGAATTGGTAGTTAATGTCGATACCGTGGAGGGAAGTGGTGGGCCATTTACAGCTTGGACAATCAACGTGGGAGGACTTATCTCCGCACAGGGTGCGCTTCTGGAGGCTAACAACCTCAGTGATGTGGCCAACCCCGCAACCGCATTAACCAATATCGGAGGTGTGCCGACATCCCGAACCATCAGCGCGGGAACTGGCCTTACAGGCGGTGGAGACCTCACGGCCAATAGAACTCTCGCGGTCAGCTACGGAACCACCGCAGGAACAGCAGCAGAGGGCAACCATACCCACGCCGCTTCAGATGTAACCACGGGCACTTTCGACAACGCCCGCATCAACTTCGCGGCTCCCGCAGCCATCGGTTCTACTACGCCGAACACCCTCGCGGGCACCCAACTCGCCCTGCATGACGGCAGCGACACGGGCACGTTTGTCGCGGCAAGCAAGCTGTCGGCGAATCGGACGTATGATCTGCCTGATGCGTCAGGCACCATCGCGCTGACCGCCCAACTCACCGACACCCAAATCTTCACCGCCAACGGCACTTGGACAAAACCCGCAGGGGCCAAGATGGTGCATTACATCGTCATCGGCGGCGGTGGCGGCGGCGGTAGCGGCAGGTGTGATAACGCAGGAACAGACCGCAGCGGCGGCGGCGGCGGGTGCGCTGGAGGCATTACTGTTGGTTGGTTAGATGCCAGCGCATTAGGCGCGACCGAAACTATTACGGTTGGTGCGGGCGGCGCTGGTGGCGCTGCGAGAACCACCGCCGCTAATGGTCAAGCGGGATCGTCTGGTGGCGTCAGCAGCATAGGAGCGGTCATTCAAACAGTCGCGTCAACAGCTGGCAGTGGCGGAACAACAACGAGCGGCTCGGGCGGGACGGGCGCGAGCAATAGTGCGCGAATTTATAGTGCAGACGGGACTACGAATGGCGGGGTCAATGGCAGCAATGGAAGCAGGGCGCAGGGTTCCGCAGTTTTCAACGCGCCCACTGGTGGTCAAGGCGGCAGCGGGATCACTGCTGCAAATGCGGTAAGCGCAAGCGCGGCAGCGGCAGATTCGGGTCACGTTCGCACGGGAGCATTGGTTGCTGGCGGGACTGGCGGGGCAAGTGCTGCTGGTGGAAACGGAAACTCTGGCGGCATGAATTTTGTCGGCACTGGCGGCGGCGGCGGATCTCCAAATAGCTCCACGGGTGCTGGCAACGCGGGCGGCAACGGTGGTCTTTACGGAGGAGGCGGCGGCGGCGGCAGCGCGGGAGCCTTGCCAGCGGCTTCGGGAGCAGGCGGCAGCGGAGCCAACGGCATCATCGTCATAACCACCTACTTCTAACCCATGACCGACAAATACGCACTTTTAGACGAGCAAGGCGGCTGGCTGGTGAACACCGTCCTCTGGGACGGAGACACCGCGAAGTGGCAACCGCCCGCTAACACAACTGCCGTGCGCTTGGCCGACATCGACCTCGCCACGCTCCCGCCTGCACCCGCGCCCGAAGCTGATCCTGTCACCGCCGCCGAGTGGGTAGACCAGCAGGGGTTCGCGGGAAACCGCAGCACGACCATGCTTTACCTCAAGCTGAAACTGGACGCGGCAGGCAAAACCTCGGCCAAGTTGGCGGCAGTGCAGGCGTGGCTGGACGCGCTGATCGTTGCGGGCGTTACCACGCCAGAGCAGAAGCGCAATGACTGGCCATCCAGTCCGTATACGTTTGAAGAAGCAAGCGGCGAAGCCTTGGCCATACTATCCAGTCAGAACCCCGAAACATAAGTATAGTCTCCAACCCCGAATCCAGATATACTACATAGTCGCAATGGCCTCCCTCTCCTCATATTACCCCCAACCCCTACCAATCGGGACCACATCTGAGTCCGTGGTGGTTGCTACTGGATCTACTACAGCAAGGAGTCTGGCCGATAGGTTTACTGATGTGGTCAATGTTCTGGATTTCGGGGCCGATCCCACAGGAGTAAATGATAGCTGGCTTGCCATACAAAGGGCTATTTGTGCGGCATCCGATGATCCTAATGCCCAGAACGCTGGATCATTGAATGCCCCAGCAAACACCGAAACGACATTGACAATCAATGATGTAGATTGCGTGTCTTGGTTGGGAAAAATTTGGCCAAAATTATTTTTTTATATTGGAAATACAAAGCCAGTATATTTTCCAAAAGGAAATTATAGGATTAGCAGGCCAATAGTTGTTGGTGCTGGGGTCCACCTTTTTGGGGGTGGCGGTGTTTACATTTCCCCAATAAACGGAAGTCGTGGACAGTTTAATTTAATTGAGAGCAATTTTGTTTGGATGAGCAGAACGCAGTGCGAAAACAATGTGCCATTTCAAGGATTCGCGGGATATGACCATGGATTGAGAATAGATGGATTAAATCTTCGGGCTTTTTCTTCTGGAGAGGGATATGACAACACAACTCAAACTCCAAACTTGGCATTTTATCGTCTTCCGTTGATGGAAAGCGGGCCAAGCTCTACTTTCAATGTGAGGGGTTCTGGGACTTCTGGAGCCAGCAGCTTCACGCTTTCTGGAACTCATCTTTTTTATCCAGATTCAAAATTAAAGTTTGTGGGACACGATACTGTTTATACCTATGTAAGTAGAAGCGGTAACACGATTAACGTAACTCCAAATCTGACAACAACTTTTACAAATCAGAATCTTTTGCTCGGACTCCCAGCAAATAACGGAATAATGGTTAATGGTGGGGAGGATTCTTATATCCGAAATTGCAATGTCGCTTTTTGTACTGGAGCGGGAATATTTGTTTGCAAGGGCACACCAGCACAGTTGGTTCAAAACACCATGAGTGTCGCCAACGATATTGCCTTTTGGATGGATGCTGGAACTAATACATTAATACAGCCTTCTGGTGATGGAAATAATGTATTTTTACGGACTGGGTATTTAGGGCATATAAAAACAACAATGATTGGCTGTAAGGTTGAGGGACAAAGAAATCCAACAACAATTCGTGAGGGGATTACGAGTGGGTGGCCATATCCATTTGCAACATCAAATCGTTCGGCAATTGAATTTGGCTGTTTCGCTGCTGCTGGTCCGACCCATCTAAACATTATCGGCGGATCATTTAATATGTCCTATGGGGGCATGGCGGATGACGAATATGGGAAAACCCATCCGTTTATTTTTGCTTTTAGAGATACGGAGTTTCCAAGGTTAACGCTTCAACAAGTAAAACAACTTGGATACAGAGAACAGTTTTACAAGTTGATTTACATTATTAGTGGTAGCACTGATGTAATCTATAAAAGAAGTAAGATTGATGATTTTGAAGATGATGTTTCGATTGGTGGAAGAACAACGCTGAGTTGGTATGATGACACAAACTTTCCATATGTTAATGGAACTAAATTTCTAACACGCTATAACCAAAATGACGGAGATAATTACGGAATATTTGGCGATCAGGGGTCTGGTTATTTAGAGAATACCGCAAGCTATTCAAGATCTGGAACAACCGCTACTTTCACATATTATGCTTCGGATGGGACAACACCAGCAGCGCACGGGCTTCAGGTTGGAGATGCGGTTATTGTTCGCTATCCATCTGGATTTAATAATGCAGACAGATTAAATACGAATACATCTTTACCCCATGGAGAGTATACTGGTTCAATGTTTGTTAAAACAGTTGGCACCAATACATTCACCACAACCGTTCTCGATAGTGGAGGTGCGAGTGGGTCTGGCGTTCGCCTTCTGGCTTCTAAAATATTTTATCTCCATGCCATTGATAACGGAGAGCATTACATACAAATGCCGCAAGATCTTGGCAGAACTAGCAATCGTAGTGCATTAGCAATACGAGACAAGCAGGGAAGAAACCAAGCAGGACTGCGCGTGGCCACCGCCAATGAGGGTGATTGGTGGGCGAATAATTCGTTGAATATTGGCGGAACCATCGATAGTCCATCGGCCCGAATCCTTACTGGAACCAATGCCCCCGCAGCAAGCGCACCCAACGGATCTCTTTACTTGCGAACTGGTGGAACAGCAGACACAACGCTATATGTTCGCGCTGACGGAAACTGGACCGCCCTCACCTCTACCTGATTGACTTCTACTCTTAACTAACTTAGACTTATACTTTAATGGCAACAGGCAACGCAGAACTGGAAAATCTACCAGAAAGTGGTAGTCCCCCGAAAAAAAGGATCAAATCATCGGATAGCCTTGTGGCCATCGCCAACAAGTACATCGAACAAGATGAGGATGCGGCGTATCTTCGGGCGCGGGCTCAAGCCTTGGTCAATGGAGAAGCCCCCTACGATGCCGAAGAACTAAAGAGCAAGGGGCTGACCCATGTGGTTAATGCCAACTTCGGGGAAGCTAATGCCATTATGGAAGCCGCCTTGGCCCCGTATATCGAACTCCAGAACGGGGTGCCGCGTATTGCCAACGTCATCATGGAATCCTATCAGGGAGACTCCAATGAGGACTCTGAAATCATCTCTGAAGAATTCGACTGGATGCTCAAAGAGTGGAGCGACCATGCCTACAACATGCAACTCCTTTCCCGCGAGTTTGTGGGTGACGGAGTCGGGGTTGCCATGTGGCCCGATGAGCGTTCCATTTTCTGGGAACCGTGCGGACTCAAAGACTTCAAGGTGGCCCGTGATACCAAGGTATCAGATGAGTCTATCGAAGTGGCCATCGTCCAACGCTCCATGAGCGTGAGTGAGCTTTACCGCTATATCCGCAACCCCAAGGCCGCAAAAGAACTGGGCTGGAATATCAATGCCGTAAAACAGGCCATCTGGAAGGCTTCGACCAAGCGCGACCAGTGGAAAAATTACACCGCCCATTGGGAAGACTTTGAGCGCGAGATTAAAGAGAATGACCTCTATGCAGGAGAATCGGCCTATCATAGGGCACAACTGATCTACGGCTACAACCGCGAATTCGACGGCAAGTTCACCCAGCTTATCGGCTCCCGCGATTCTTCGGACTTCCTCTATGAGCGGTATAGCCGCTATGG